AGAGCAGATGCATCAATGTCATCTTTATGCTCTTCCATGTAGTTCTGCATCTTCTGGAAAAGCTCCTCTTGGAACTTCTCCACACCCTTATAAAAGAGGGTGCGTACAAAATCGTCCACAGTTACATGGTCTGGGCGAAGCTCTGTCATAAAGTTGTTGAAAGCCTGTGTCTCTTCGGCTCCCATTTTAATTTGGATTTTCATTCTATTTCTACTCCTATCAGTAAGTTTAACATTCCATTCGTCAATACATAAAGTAAGCGCGTTGTCCATTGGTCACTATTATAGAGGGTAAGGGGTTATTTATGGAAGATAATTACGATTTAAAAGATATGAGAAAAAAGCCGCAGAGGAAGAATAGTAGGGCAAAGGGGCACGGGTTTGAACGACAGGTAGCGAAGCTGCTTAATGATAGACTCGACACTACCGAGTTTTCAAGAACTCCTGGTTCTGGGGCATTCGCCACAACACACACGCTACCCGATCACCTAAAAATTTATGGGGATTTAATCACACCTGAGAAATTTAGGTACTGTATAGAGTGTAAAAAAGGATACAATAACATAAATCTATATAGCTTATATAATAATAGCTCGGAGATCTGGGATTTTCTAGACCAATCTCGAAAAGATTCACAAAAATGCCAGAAAATCCCAATGATGCTACTCAAACAAGATAGAAAGGCCATATTGGCCTTTATTCCTACACATAAAGCAGAAGAAATAATAAAAGGACAAACCTATACGGCTGTTAGCAATAAAAGAGATAAGTATTCAAAGGGAGACAACTGGAATATCTATAAATTCGTAGATTTGTTAGACATGGAGGATAAAGTGTGGTTGGAGCAAGAAGAGGATCATACTAAGATCTTCTCAAAAAGCACAGACTGAGCATGAAGGAAAGCTTTTAAAATATCCTCATGGACTTTCCCCTTAAAGATATTATCGCAGCCCTTAGTCTTTAACCCAAACACAGAGGAATTACCCTTCCGTTCAAATTTGAGGCTCATATTTCCCCAGTCATTAGATACATCAGATCTGGTGAGAGGAATCTTTCCTTTAGCCATTTGAATTGCCTGTTTTTTCACACAGTCATCTTGATTATAAAGTTTTGACTTTCCACCTAGAAGATCCATCTCCATAGCGAAGGTACTATCCGCAGACATACCAGCGTACATGGATACACTAGCCAGCATAGTCCTGTACGCACTCATCCTTTCATCATCACCAGAACTAAGAATGTTTTGTTCAGCTTTTTGGAACAATAATCTCTCTACAAAGCTTGCCAATCTTACTGCCTCTCTACCATCTTCCTTGTCTCGTTCAAAATTTTTATTCAAGTAGTCCAAAAGAAACTTGTCACTTATGCTGGGGGCAGCATCGTTCTGTCTGATTAAATCCTGGACTACCTTAGCCACTTGAGTAGTAGGCATCCCTTTAATTTTTTCACTTCCCTTGATCCTATCTCCAACTTTTGCAATACCATCAAACTTCGTTATCATTGATCTATAAGATTCTCTTGAGGGTCCTTCTTTTGTGCCTATACCTAGACTTCTCTCATTCTGCTCGATAAACTCTATTACCCTCTCTTTATCCTGCCCTTTTTTATGCCACTTGTCATCACTAGGAGTTAGTAGTGTCCCCAGAGTATCTCTCATGCTGCGCGTTTGTCCCAGTCTAGTATCAGTCTCAGTAATATAAGTTTTTAAGCTAAGAGGAACGGTGTATACATCCCTATCCAAATCGTATTTAGTATCCAAGTGTCTGTATAATTTTTTAGATTTTAGCAACTCTCGCAAGGCAGAGTCCAACTTATCCCCCTCTAATCCCTCTAGTTTCTTTCCACCTTCAATCGTTAACAAATCCCTAAGAGACTTGGTATTTGCTTCCGCAATTCTCTCTCGTTTACCAGCGTCCTCTACCCCTAGGTCCTTCAATGCTCGTAAATAATCGTCTCTGTCTACCTTAGTTACGAAAACATCTGCTTTTTCTGACGGTCCTGTTTTCTGCCCTGCTTGGAATACAAAATCGGACTTTACTGTTTCGAAGAAGGGTAGTTCACTAGAAACTATTCTTTTGAATATAGTTTTTACGATCTCTTTTTCGTTTTTTCCTAATTTCTTTAGAGCGTCTACTGTCTGAATAATACCTTCCGTGTAATCATCTGAAAGAATCTCGCCCTTCTTGTCCCAATCTTTAACCTTAAATGCTTCAGACAGAACCCCCTCCGACTCCGCAAATAGTTTTGCCATACTCTCAGCCATTACATCTTTCTTGCGTTCCATCTCCTCCTTTAAAGTTTTAGCATCTACGGATCTTTTATCCTGATTATCATAATCTCTCAGCATCTCAGATATATCTAAAATTTGAGGAATAAATCCTACGATATGCTCTGCCTCGGTTCCTCTAAAGTTGCTGCACCATTTCGCGGACTTTAACTGTTCGGGAATTAGTTTCTTTTCAGGGACTTCGTATTGCTCGGGGGTCATCTGCTCTCCTTCAGGAAACTTTTTATTTCTCTCATCTACCCAATCTTGTATCTTTTTATTATAAATACGAGCTAACCCCACGCTCATCGTCTCTTGCTGCTTACTACGCTTAGTGGTAGTGTGATCAAAGGATATTCCATATCCATCAATCTCTCCTCGATTATATCTCACTTTATTATTAGTTGAATCTAGGATTACATTGGTGTGAACCCATCTAGCATCGTTGTCTGTAAAAGCTCCATCATCTCCGTTCAAAGCTTGTTGTAACTTGAGACACTTTTTAGCAAAGGTATGCATGGAATCTACACCTTCATGCTTATCTTCCCAGTTAGCTTGATCCCCTTTGAAGTCGCCTCCCTCCTGCCTAATTACATTAGCAACTTCTGTAACCTTTTCATTATTTACTTTAGACCATAAACTTTGTTGAGAATACGAGTCCAGATGATTTTTAGGATCCTTGACCCAGCCTGGAGCATCCGAGTCCTTTTTGGTAACTCTCCCTACATCCCCTGCAAACCCCGCTGTTATTAGATTGGGGATGGTAGTAGTACTCATCAATCTAATTTCTCTAGCTGTACTCTCTGAATGAAGCCTTTCCTCCTCCGTCCTTGCAGTATCACTATGGATAGGATCTTGTAATATATCTCTTCCACTACTTTTATATTGGTTTTGGAGGTTGGGGTTCTGAGCCTCTAACCTTCGTGCTATCTGTCCTTGAAGGATTTTCCACGCTTGCCCATCGAAAGTACCTCTCGTAGTAATGATAGCAAGTGGACCTTGATCTCCTTGAGCAGTATAAAAGGTCATTTCTTTACCTTCTGGTTCTTCTGCCGTAGGCTTTCCCTTGTGGGTATTTGCTGTGAGAACCCCCTTCAAAGCCTCAAGGTTGGGCTGGGGATCCCCCCTTTGCCATTCGGGTAGCCCTGTAAGACTCTGCATCTCCGTAGCGATAGGCTCCTTTAGATTTTCATTAGCATCTACTATAGCAGAGTAGGGCTTTAAACCTTCTAGTAGAACCCTGAGTTGCCTCTTTTTTAGAAGACTGTAGCTCTCTAGTAGTTGCTGATAATAGTTCATATCTTATTATAGAGAAAAAGCCCAGCCCAGTCTACATTTCTGGGCTGGGCTTAACCAGGATTTTTCAAGTTACTTTATCTTTCCGCACTCATAAAGTCGTAGCGGAAGGATNCTGTTAAGGTGTGGAAATCAGTTGGGGTAGCATAGTTATACTCCGCAGTCTTATAGGACTTAGGNTATGCACCGTAGAGCGTTACTGAAGCCATNGGACTCAAATCCTCATCAAGTTGATGAATTTTCATATTAGTTTTAACATTACTTTCCATGTCACCAAATTCACCAGTAAGAGGGTCGTAAGTTCGTTGCATCCAAGAATACAATTCGGCTAATGCCATTTCACTTCCACCTAATGGGTTAGATTTAAGGTTATCAAAGGTAATTGTAACCTCTTCTGGGGTAGCCTTACCTGGGTAGTAGTATCTGTCGTTAACCCTGTGAACTTCAATGTCCTCAACAGTAAAACCAATTTCACTAACTTGTTTCGCTGCTACGGTAAGAAGCTTGGGAGGAACTGAAAGCCCTCCAGGAATAACAAACTCCACTTCGAACTGGTAGGGTCTGATTGAATCGAGGGCCGTCGAAAGCTTAGGCATTTCTCCCAGATCGCCTTTCGAAATGATGCGCCCATGATCAGTACTATTATAAAAAGTTGCCATATATTTCTCCTATTAGCTTAGAGATGCTCCCTGACTAGTCAGGTTAATTTCGAAGACAAGCATCTCCGCAGTCTTCGTGGGTTTGATATAAACCTTAGTCCAAAGTTCATTTCTATCAATTCTAAGAGGAGTGTTAGTAGTCTCATCACAAACCACTTTGTATTGAGTAATACCTCTCCTGTTCTTGATATCGTTTAACGCTGGGTTAAGGACTCCTGTGATGCGCTCCCAAGTGAAGGGATCGTTAGGTTCGAAAACAAACTCTCTCGTAGATTGCATGATGAGTTTGCGTAGATAGATCATCAATCTTCTCACATTAATTCTGTCCAAAGCACTCGGGGTTCTCTTAAGAGTTCTCTGTCCCCAGATCATGATCCCCTGTTGGGGCCAATTTTGAATCGGGTTAAGAGCATTTCCTCCACTATACATAGTGTCCCTGTCGCCTTGCGTCAGTTTTACTTCAAGTTCTGTAGGCTTAGTGAGTCTACCTCTAACGAAACCAGCGGGAGCAAACCACGGGTCTGCCACATTGTCGGTGTAGGTCATTTGCCTCAGAGCAAAGATTGCTGGATCGTACCACACATCCTTGCTATCGAATTGAGAGTAAACCTTCACCCAAGGCCAGAAAGAACAAGAGTACGAGTTGTTAATGGCTGCGGTTCTGTAAGCACTCTGACCATTCGACCAAGCGATAGCATCTTGCACAGTACCCACTCCGTAAGGAGCGGAGACAACGGACAAGAAGTTTTGGCTAGTCTCTGCCAGGGTAATGAGCGCATTCTGTACACTCTGCGTAGTGATCCCAGGGACACAAGCAAGAGAGACATTCAGAACATCATCGTCCAACGCTTGCATTCCTGTTTTAGGATCAACAGTAGCGTCTCCAATTAAAGCAGTTGCATTCTCCGCAGCAGTTCCAGTACCGTTGGTTCCACCAGCGAGACTTGTAGTGCCTTGAATAGGTTTATTAAATCTACCTAATCCAGCAGTTGTTCCAGATTTAGCAGTAATATCACCGTTCTCATGCCCTCCTCCGTCAATATTTTTGAGCGCACCACCCCAAGTTCCTGAAACGCTAGTGAATCCTACCGAAGTAAATTGATCAGCAAATACTGATAACTTGGCTCCAGTAATGGAATTACTAGTATTTCCAGAAACAAAGTTACCAATAACAAGATCAGACTTATTATTAGTTCCGAGATCCGTAGTGTTTAAAACATCTGTAACATATGACCCAGAGTTTACCAGAGCCATCTTGAAAGTTTCGTCAGAAACACCATCTTCATTGATTGTGACTAACCAATTTTGATTACCGTACTGAGAAATTTCTACTGAGTTTCCACTAGTAGTTCCGTCTGTCTTTGTACCTAGGTTATATCCAGCCCCAGGGTACAGAGATTGTACTAAATACCCTGCTTGAGGAGCAGTTAGCTCGTCGGTGTCATCAGCATTACCATAAGTAGTACCATAACACCTAACAGATGAACACCACTCCCCGTCAGCAGAAACCGCTCCAGCAAGACCACTAACAGGCTTAAGGGCACTAATCCCTGTAGTAAAAGCAGCATTACTATAGGAAGTAACTTCTAAGTAAGCCCCAGAACCAGCGAACGGAGCAACGATAAAGGGTGATCTCTTGTAGCTCTCCTCAAAGAAAGCCCCAATCTTACCACTATCGAGTTCACCACCAAAGACTTTCTTAAAAGCAATTAGCTCTCCTTCTGATTCCTTAACACTAGTCGCAACTCCATCAGTTAAAGAGGAAGCTACCGTATATTCTTTATCAGAAGTAAAGAGCTTGTTGCCAGCGTTATCATACCCGTTTACTTTAAAGTACATGCTGGGTCCACTACAACCTAACCCCCCAACCCCACAAACCTCTCCGAAGTGATCGTTAGAACCAGATACTGCAATAGCAGGGCAAGTTCCAAAAGAGACACAGGCTGAAGCATCGGTAGCACTAGCAGAGTGAACTGCTCTAACGAAGTACATGGATGTAGTAGTTTCGAGGATCTCAACAGCCCCTTCTAATCCTTGTCCTTGAATATCTTCTGATGGTTTACCAAAAGTTCTCACCAATTGAGCGGGAGATGTGATTAGGGTAGCTTTGTTAACAGGTCCCTTACTCGCAAAACCAACTAATCCAACAACAGAAGAATTAATGGAGGCTGCGTATTGGGATAGGTCCTTTTCTAGGACATAGACACCAGGGCTTACATATGACGGCATAATTTATTCCTCTTAGACTGCATTTGAAACGCGCAGGATGCGGCGTTTTGCTAAAGTGTGGATTTGTTCTGTGAGATAGGTGGCAGGAACAACAATTGTTTCCTGTGGCTTTAACCAGTAAACCTCGGGTCCTTTATCAGTCTTAAAGTAAACTTCAAAACTCTGAATGGCTGTATTTGTGATAGACTTCATAGATTTAATCCTCATTATATCTAGGCCAGCGGGGGTATAAAAAAGTAAGATTTTTCATAAATTAACATTCGTTGATCAATTTAGTTAATTCTAATTCAGTATTGAAGGTTTCAATCTTTCCAGTAGAGGTTAATAAGAATTGGGGAGAAGGAATATAGGTCTGAAGTTTGAAGCTATACGATCTTCGTAGGACCCTATCCTCTTTATCTCCTAGATCCACACTAGACTGGTCCGTTTCCTGTACTAGAAAACCTTGAGAGTATTTGTTATATGAAGTAACAATCCTAATAGAGGGGTGAAACTTTAAGTGCATCTGTTCACTCATCTGATCTATATCTGATTTATATTTACTCCACACATTAACATCATACAGTAAGTTAACCGCCTTGGGGGCGAGACTAAACACCCTGAATGCTCTCTGCCTAGACTCACTCCAAACTTTTGTGTTGAGAACTATCTGTCTAGGTCTTCTTCTATTCTCGTCTTCCTCAGACGAGGTTTGGACAATAGAGATAATGGGTAAGATTATATTGTTGTCTTGCTTCAGTTTGGCTATTCTTGCTTCAGTTTGGCTATGGTTCGCTCAGGATTACCATGAATACATCTAATGTTTATAGTTCCATCGTCTGCATTGATATACTTAAGGCCAGAAAACATCTCCTTTACAGCCTTCAGAGATTCCCTATAAATAAAGGAAATATTCTCCTGCTGATTAAAGGAAGCCTCCATTATAGACTTCAAAATAGATAAAGAGGGTCTTCCGCGAGTAGGAGTAGAGGAAGAAACATCTGTTTCTATTATTACGGGTTTTCCGCTATCATTATATCCCATTATTTATTCCTCATACACGGGACCACCGCGCTCATTAGACACTTTAAGCAGAGGTTGGTCCTGAATAGTCTCTGTGTCACGCAGGAGTTTAGCAGTACAAGATAAATGGAACACTCCATACACTTCAAAGCTGTCTTCCTGTACCTCAAATATTTCATACTTCTGATTTTGGAATTTCGGCATAACCACATCCCCAGGATGAGGTCTGCGAGTTAGTCTTCTCTCGATATAGTCTTTGTTAAATACGAATACCTGATCGTTTTGAAGCTCAATACCAAACTGGGTGAGGTTTTCCTCTAAAGCTCTCGGTTCGTAATGACCATAAACTATTACAGGTTCGCTGGCTATGGGCTTGTTCCTTTGCTCCATGTAAACCTCATCGAAGTCCTCGTCTACTTGGTGGTACTTGTAGTACATAAGTTTAGAGCCAGCTAGACGAATGATTTCATCATCAACCAGATTAAAAAGATTAATATCAGGATTAGTAGGATCAAATAAGTTAAGTTCGCTTTCGATATCCTCATCTACATCTAAGAATGAGTAATCATTTGCTTGGAAGTTCTTCTTTTTCATTTTTTAGGTTTCTGATTCTGTGCTGACTGTGCTTTCAAGAATACTTTTCTAGCTTGTCTACCCCTTCTAGGGGCTACAGCTAAGTTTTTAGCTACCTGCCTCCCTTTTCCTGTCTTGGTGCTTCTCCAGGCTGCGGTGAGGTGAGACATCTTTTCAATGAACCTATGCGGTTGGGTCCTCGTTAGAGTAGCGAAGGCAGGGAGAGGACGGTAAGTATCGGATCCAGTAAGTCCCCCTACTTTTTTTAGAGTTCTTAAGTGGGCCGTAGGCTGCCCCCCTATTCCTGGTCTTTTAACTAATTTTGCTGGCTGATCGCCCGTTCTTGTTCGCTCGTCTCTTTCATATAGCACACTATCAGCTAATCGTCTCGCTAATTTTCTAGCAGTACTAGGAGGTCGCCACTCTTTCCTTGCTGAACTGGGTTTGTTCATAGCTTTAATCCAAATAATCTTCTGTGCTGCGGAGAGTCCTTTGGTAAGCTTAGGGATATCGTACAGTTTGGGGAACATCTCTTCCTTAGTAGCCTCATCCACATCATCAGGTTCCTCTGTGCCATAAACTTTATCCTGGCAGTTCTGGCACATTCCACTTATTCCATGCTCCTTCTCGGATAGTGCGTCTGTAAACTCCCCCTTACCTCCTCCACAAGTCGCACACTTCCCCTTACTCACATTTTCTTTTTCCTTTTTGAATTTAGGTAGTTTGAAAACGGGTCTATTTTTATCAGGTCCCTCAGGAGATTTGCGAATTTCATAGAGATCGGGATTCATTGGCACCGTGGGATCAGGGAAGATAGGAGGAGCATCACTATGGGTTGCTCGTTGTAGTCTAGCCTTCTGTCTTTTCCTAAAGGCTTGCATGATGGGATCTCTGGGAGTACGGGGGTTGAGAGGAGTTTGAGCTTCATTAGTCTCGTCTGGTTCTCTGCGTGGTTGAGTCCCTCTCGGCTGATCAGGTCTATCCCGTCTAAGTTTTTCAACGGTAGCCCCACCTGTTTGCTCCGCACCTCTATACAACTGTCTGGACAGCCTGTTTGCAGCACTTCTAGAGATATCCCCTCCCCCCCGCTCTGTACTAGCACCAACAGCCGCTTTATCCACTTCCTTATCATGGTCTGGATGTCCCCTCCAAGTTTTAGACGCCCGATTTATTGCATCCCTAACGCCACCGTGCGTTACATCAATATGTGTATTACCACTTTGATGAAGTCTAGCTTGTGATTGACCAGCCACCGTCTTATTAAATTTTGCTTTCGCTTCTGCGTCTCGCGCATCTCGGGCATTTTTTGCGTCGATTGAGGCTTGCTGCTCAGGAGTTCTTGTCTTACGCTTTTTTCTTTTTTTACCCTTCACTTCGTTAATATCTCTCATTTGGTTTCCTTCTTTTTAGACTGTATTAGTTGATCTTGCTGTTGTATCTGCATATAGAAGGATTGTTCCCACTTTCTTACAAGCTCCTGAATTGAGGAGTCTTTATAGTACTTTGCATTATCGTTGGTATTCCCTACACACATATATTCTCCTAATAAGTACTGAATCTCGGAGGTTCTTCAATCTCTGATAAGAGAGATTCTTCTAACTCCTTTTTCTCAGACGCTGATGCGCTACTTAGAGCTTGACCATTTAAGTTAGCCCCTCCCCCTGGAGAAGGTAAAGATTGATACTTACCTCTGATCTCCCCTAAGATACCCTTAGCACAGGCCAGAGCATACTTTTGAATAAAGTTTTTATACGCAGGATGCATAGTTCCTGAATCCAATGCCCTGTATTCAATGATAACAACTTGATCTCCGAGAACAGGCATAGGGTAAACCTGGATATACTGGTTATTAACTACATCAAATGATCCCTCTTGACCCAGTACTTTCCTGATCATCTCCATGTGGCTTTGAAGAATATAAAAATCACTCACACTAAAATCTGAAAAGAGAAAGTTGTCTTGAAAATATTTAATGAAAAAGTCAAATTCCAATGTACCAGCTTGTCCCTGAATGCTTAATAGAGTTTTCTTATACGCACAGTAGGTCAGGTTATCTAGAATATACCTAGGAAGTTCATACAAATTGGCATTAGCAGTAGTATTAAACGAACAAAACTGCGTAGTCCACATAGGAGCATGATAAAATAGTTTAGTTACAGCCTCATCTATGCACGATTTAATCTGGAATGGGGTTAGCTCCACCCTGACTACGGGGTGCCCTAACCTCGCAAGTATAAAGTCTTTAACAGTCTGCTCATAGAAAGAAAATTCTTCCAGGTTTCCCATTGTAGAATCATTTAGACTAGAGGTGATTATCTCGCCTCTAGTTTCTGATTCATAAATTCCTTGCCCGTACACCTTAGTAGCAAAGGAGTTACCNTAATGATTAACCTTCGGTCTTATCGCTGCCATCTAAATTTTCCTCTTCGGGAACTGCTAAGTCAGCAGCCTTCTTTACAACCACCTTTTTCTCCTTCTTAGCTCTTGTCTTATACTTTCTACTAGGGGGAGCAATACTATCTGATAAATTTAGGGNTGCTTGGGGGNCTAGCTTCTCTAGAAATCCATAATTAAGAACTTCAGAAGACGAAAAAACCTCATTGGGCAACACTTCTTTAACCANATTCTCTAGTTGAATAAGCATTTTGAATTTAGAGTTNTTCTTGTATCTCATAATAAACCTCTCANTATATATAGCCTAAAAGAAAAGGGTTAGGAGTAAAAACTCCTAACCCTTTGTTTTTCCAACCTAAAGGTTACTAGCCGATAGTGTTGTCACCCGTGCCGAACCTATCGAACGGAGTGAAGAGGTAGTTGGCAGTAGGCCCAACAACTCTAATAATCCGATAGAATCTAGCCGCTGGCTCGATAGCAAGCTTACCGTATCTAGTCAGGATCCCCTTCCTGGGTTGGAAGGTATCGGGATCGTAGATAGTAGGAAGCTGCTGGAGCGGAATGTATGGGCAATAAACATACCCTGCATCCATAGGACCAGAACCCTTGTAACCCATCATAATCTCGTCTTGAGGATACAGCGGGTCAACATAGAGGTCATACTTGCCAGCAAACTTACCCTTATAAAGGATTTTGTTAGCAGTATTAGTGGTCGGACCCATATCAGAAGGCAGACCACCCTCAAGTTTCGACGCACTTTCAAGGAGCGAAGNCATGAGAGGTGAAGTGAGAATCCAGTTACCAGGACCACGATGCGTACTAGTGTAAATGTCTTGCGAAGCTAAGTTAAGCGTAGCAAGCAAGTTAGCATACACATGACCGACATGCTGTGGAGCAAACGGTAAGGCAGAGCTTGAGAAGTCGATAACAAAGACATTCGCAAGCGTACCAGAGACTGGACCAGAACCGAAACGGTTGCTAGTAAAGTCGTACAGGTACTGCGCTGGCGTAAAGCCCGTGCCATCATCCATGAACTGGTTAGAGTTCGGCTGATCAAGCATGGCTCTGTTGAAACCCCCGACAGGGTAGGTTTCGTCCTTAATATCGTAAGCAAGCATTCGAACATCTTCGATAAGCTCACGGTCGATTTCAAGACGAAGTTCCTTACCAAGCATGTCAGTAAGTTCCTTCTCAAGATCCAGGTTATGGTAAGCCTTAAGATCCTGTTGAGCTTCAAGCGTCCAGAGGGCTCTCATCTTACGAGTACGAGCGGCAACTGGTTGTTGCTCAATATGCAGGTTCATCTCAGGGATGCCAGTACCAGCAAGATGCTCACCAGAGGAGACATCAATGCCGTAGATCTTCGTGGTATCAGGCCAAGAAGCGATCTGACCACCGATAGTCTGATCAGGCATACCTTTCGCAGTAGCCGTACCAGTATTATTAGTACCAGAAAGCATCGAGCTAACAGTTACGCCAGCCGCGCCTCCACCACAAACATCAAGATCCCAGTTTCCACCACTAAAGATAGCGGAGGCAACTAAGTTACGGTAAGTGAGGTTCCACTTACTGTAGATATCTTGCTCAGTATCTCCGTACTGACGGGTAGTGCCCATATAGAACACTTGAGAAACAGGACCCTGCATAGGCTGGACAGAAATGATATTATTGGCAATCAACTCGGGCCAAACCCGACGAACGAGAGGGAAAGCAAACTTCTGAAAAGTTCCTAGCTTACCAACCGTAGTAGTGCCAGCAGAGTTAGCTTCATCAATTTGATCAGAGACGATAGACTTTGCTTGGTTCTCTAATAATTGAGCGGAAACTCGTCTCTGATAGTCATTTTCAATTCCTTCTAAGACAGGAGCCCATTTTTCGACAATGTGATTATCAATATCAAACATAATTACTCCTTATTGAATGGCATATAAGCCATGACTTCATCAGTTAAGAACTCGTTACTTGCGGAACGAGGTCTTTTTTGCGCTGCTATATTTTCAGCAATTATTTGCGCTTTTTCAGATGATTTGAAAGGTTGCTCGGTAGACTCCTCTAGCCTTACCAAATTATCGACCAAACTTTCTCTCTCTTCTTCCAGAGAGTCGATTCTCCCTGAAAGTGTATTTAATAGTTGCTCTAACTCTTCATTAGAACTAAGGGACTTATTGAGTTCTTCAATAAGCACATCCCTTTCTTCCGAAATCTCTTCATGCTCCCTTAGCATATGAGAGACTGCTCTCTCATCATCCTCTTCTGTTAACTCAATAGCCATGAGAGACTTAAGAGATTCATACAGAGTAGCATTTCGCATAGCTTCGGAGTCATAGTTGAGTTCCGTTAAAGCTTGTTCTTTTAATTCATCAATTTTTAATCTAAGAAAACTCTTTACTTTATTTTCCAGATCTTCAATCCTTCCTTCCACTTCTTCAACGATTAAATCGTTTACTAAAGTAGCGATCTGAGAAATAGAAGCCTCAGAGAGCCCTTCGGGAAGAAGATCAACGATATTATTCATATTTTTAGTCATGCTTTAACTCCAGTATCTAAGTATATTTAGAATACTTCAATTTTAAATTATATAAATTTTTATTTTTTGCACCTATCGGTTTCGGGGGTCGGGACCTTTCCCAGTTGGACCTGGAAGATCAGGGTCATATTTTCCGTGTTTCGCAGGATCATATGGTCCGTGTTTATCACCCCAAGGGGTTTTTGATTTTTTCTTACCAATACCGAGATCCTTATCGGTGGTTACTCTTCCTCTTCCCATTGATGTAGGTCTGTCATCTAGCTCACCACTCGCACCCTGGCCTGAATGACCTTGAGTTTGGTGTGTAGTTTGCTGGTCTGTAGGCCCAGTATCTTGCTTACCCTTACTCCCAACAACACCAGCGGCAAGGGCTGCGGCTAAAGCACCACCAATCAACAGCTTCTTTCCTCTAGACATCTTCTTAACATGACCTCGCCTTTCCCAGTTCTTACTGGTAAACTCAAGGAGCATTTCTTCGTTAGAGAAAATAGCGGACATTAAACAGGACTCAAACGAATCGTTTACTTTCTTTTTCTTTTTCTTCCCTCTCTTTGGCGGTCTTCCCATAAGATAATCAGACATAGCTTGACCCTGTTCATCGGATTCAAACTTTTCTCCAGACATGGGCATAGTTCCAGGAGGGGGACTCCCTTGAACCATTCTTCTAACAGACCCTGCTGTGGAGTGGGGACACGCTAACGGTTGATGCCTCTTACCTGTATCTGATCCACCTTCTCCCCCAGGAGTTGGACCTCTTCGTTGGTAGGAGCTATCCTTCTTTTTAGCTTCACCTAAGATGATTTCATCAATAAGATTCATTAGTCGTCCTCACGCCTTAATTCTCCATCAGCCCGATGGGTGCGCGGGCTTTTAGGTTTTGGCAAGGGCATCGGGCGGGCTCGATTGCGACTGGCTCCCTGTGATGCCAGAGTCGGATCATATGTCCCCTCGCGCTTGGCGTCCTCCGCATCCAACGCTTTACCCCTTGCGATTATTCTTTCGTTTTCTTTCCAGTTCACCATCTCTCTAGCGAGTTCTGCTCTTGATTTCCCCTTGCGTCCGCTGCTTGCTTCTGCTAATTCTCTTACACGATCTTTGAGTTTATTTTCAGCGAGTCTCTCCATACTGCGGGTGTAGACATATTCTACACTATCATTGGTTCCTTTTCTAAACATTTTTTTAATCGCACCACGAATTCCACCCTTCTTCTTCTTC